AACAATTGTTGTTTGATGTACTCAATGAACGCTATGAAAAACTTAAGCCATCTATTTTATTATCAAATATTCCTAGCGAGCAATTGTCAGACTACCTTGGTGAACGTGTAACTGATAGGTTGCGTGAAAACGGAGGTGCATTAATTGGTTTTAACTGGGATTCTTATAGGAAAAATTTATGACAACAGAACAAAAAGTTGCAGCAGCCAAGGCACGCATCAAAGAATTAAAATTATTAATTAAATTATGGAGCAAATCTTAATGACAAACGAAAACAAATTACACAGAGGTGATGTGTGGTTTAATCCAAGTAATCCAGAAAAACTAGTGGTATTTAAAAAACCTGACTTAACAAATAAACAGAAAAATATGTTGCAGATTGCAAATTACAAACAGCAATTAGCAGAATTAGAAACACAATTTTGGTTTAACGGTTTACCTACAAAAGAATATATAGTTAGGTTTGATGCAATAAAAAAACGCATTAACGAGTTAGAGCAAGAAGATGATTGAAATAGTATTAGGTTGGCCACCATCAGATCTATCGCCAAACAAAAGATTGCATTGGGCAAAGCTTGCAGCAGCAAAAAAACAATACAGAAAAGATTGTTTCAGTGTATCTAAAGAACAGTTAAAAAAATATCGAGGGGTATATGAAAACATACCAGAAAAATTAGTTTTAGAAATGACGTTTATACCGCCAGACAAACGAAGTTATGACCGTGATAACTTAGTTGCTAGAATGAAAGCAGGTATTGACGGATTAGCTGACGCATTACGCATTAACGACAAACGATTCAATACTGTTATATCAACTATGGACTCAGACTACCTCGGTGGCTTTGTCAAAATACGCATACTACAGGAAATTCCTTATGGCACGAAAAATCAAAAACCTATCAGTGAAGACACGAGAATACAAAGATAGGGATGGCAACGACAAAGCAAACTGGGTAAACATTGGAGTCATTATGGAGAATGACCAAGGCAAGCAATTTATGTTGTTAGACAAATGGATAAATTTTGCAGGGATACCAGACTTTAGTGGTAAAGAAAACTCTGGATCAATAATGGTAAGTATGTTTGATGTAGATAATAATTATCAAGCTAATCGCAAAGACATACCACCATCTTATAAAGGCAACGACAACGATATTCCATTCTGAAGTAGCCCCAGAATGACACAGACCATTTATCACGCTGGGGCTAGGCTCTAGAGTTGGGGTAGAGAACTAGAGCCACTAGGCCACCGCCACTGCTTTACTTCTTTGGTGGCCTACCTTTTTTTGTACCGTATGTTCCTTTACCTTTTGGCATAATTAACTCCTTTTATTTTAATTATGAAAGAATTTTTTTATTCTGTCCATAGTTTTACGCTCTTCTTTCATTTGTTTTTTAATAAGTAATCCTTCTAGTTCTACTACTCTTCCTAACAAACTTGCAAGAAATACATCTTGTTTCATCTGATGTCTAATTAAATGTGTACAATATCTTTTTACTCCATCGTGATCATCGCTTTTTAAAACTTCTCTAATACGCATTTCGACAGAAAGCTGCAACTCTACAGGTGGTTCTTCTATTTCAATGTTGAGAAATTTATCTATCATCAATTTAATTTGGGAAACAATTGCTGTTCAAGCAGGTCTACCGCACGGTCATCCAATGTATTCGAGGTCTGCTTACAAATTGACCTTAATAAATCCACAATTAACCTTTTACATCCTGTCGTTGAAAGGAAGCGTAATAATATAGGTTTTAGTATCTTGTACATAGTTTGTTTGTTTTTCCAAACATAGCACACGTTATTGTATCTTGCCTTCTATTCTGCTAACCGCTTCTGATAACTTGTTTAATCTGAAGTATATGTCTCGTATGTCTCGTTCCCTACGACTACTCATATTAGAAATTACCATAACTAAAGCTGTAGCTGCTGCTCCCACTAATGCACCATATATCTCAGGCATTTGCGTAAATAGGTAATTATGTATAGTATGACTAATAAATCCTAATTATGGCAGAGGAAAAGAAGGGAGTTTTTGAAAAGCTCAAAGAAAATATAACCGACAAAGAAGAACAACTAACTTTTATATCTGTTGTTGTCCGGCTTGTGGTAGTCGCATGGAGTGGTTTCATAGTATCCCTTAACTACATAACGCTACCGGGATACAGTAACGAACCCAAGGATATAACTTTTCCGGCTTCGCTCCTGACAGGTGCATTAGCAAGTTTTGGTTTGGAAGGTGCTAAGAAAAGAGGTGACGGTACATTTAAACCAGAAGACAAACCACTTAACAAAAAAGAAGTAGAAGAGTTACTAGCATCACAATCTGGTAACTATCAAACAGTTAGAATTGAAACGCCAATAAAAATTATTGGTGCAGAGATTGATGATTCCAAATCAAAAAAATGAAAAAACTACTAGCACTACTATTACTGTTTAGTCCTTCTGTAGCACTAGCAGACATAACGCAAAAATTTACGACATCTGCCCAGATTTCGGTAGATATGCCGTACTCTGTTACGAATAAATTAGGTACGACATATTCAATATCAGGTAACAACATAACTCCGTCCGTAACTTCTGGTGGATCTACAACATCTAATGCTATTGGTGGACTTAATGTTTCTTCTTTGACCGCAGGTGTGCCGGCAATAGTGCAAACTGATAAGGCAGTTGCTACCGCAGGGAGTGCATTTTCACTGACGGAAACGCTAACTATGGGTGATGCAACACCATCAGCTATTACACCATCGTCAGGCATAGCAGCATTACCACACCTTGGTGGACAGACCACAATAGGATCGGGTGGCACATTAGGATCTGGAGCAATGACAAGTTTATCTAGTGGTGTACATACTTGTAGTGGTGCATTTGGATCAGGCTCTAGTTGCATAGGTTCGACAACAGTTACCATTACCATTGACTAAACTTTGGCTGCTATTAATAATATTATTTCCTGTCAAAACCTTTGCAAATCCAGTAGTACCTACCTTCCGTACAGGATCTTCAAGCACAAATTCCCAGACTCAAAGTGTAGTGACAGAATCCGTGGTTTCTCACCAGTTTCGTACAGGGTATTCTCTGAGCGTATCAGGCACGAATATAGAAAGCGCAGATGTTAATGGTTATATTAATTCAATACCTACAGCAGAAGCTGAACAAACAGTTAATGGCATTAAATTTTCATATACAAGTCCTACGCTTTCGGGAGTTCCAAGATGGCGTATTGTAAATTCTGGGCAACCTTTCAGTTTAGTCGAGTCTATAATTTCTCCCGGTTTAGACACAATAACTACAATAAATCGCACCATAAATACAACAACTACCACCACCGTAGAAACCACGTTTGGGCAGTAGTTTTACTTTGCCTATGTCCAACTAAGGTTTTAGCTAATACAACCGTAGCAAGTCCATCTAGCAACGCACAGGGAACGGTAAATAACAATGCCACTATGATAGCTCCGCAATCTAATCCGCAATTTAGAATGTCGCAAGGTATTGTTTGTAGTTCACCTAGCCTTACCATCACACCTTTTCTTACTGACTCATGGTCATTTAATCGACCTATGGAAACTGTTACTAGACAAAATATTTATGACGAAGATACAGGTGCAATAAAATATATACAAGAAACACCAAGGTTTGAAAAGGATAACTACAATTTAAACTACGGTATTTCAGCACAATTTAGTATTCCGCTAGGCAAAGCACCTGCATTATGTCATCAGGCAACAGAGATAAATATAAAAAATCAGGAATTATTGTATAAGAAAACAGAACTAGAGGTCGCTCTGTTTCGGCTAAAAGTATGTGGTGAACAAGCTAAACTTGGAGTTCAATTTACAGGAAAGTTTGCAACAATATGCGAAGGCATTGCAGTTACTGTTCCTCCCGGTCAGGTAATCCCTCACTCTCATTCTTTGAAGCCTTAGATTTAGTTAGACGTTTTAAGATTTGCTTCGTAAGGGGTTTTATAGCGTTCAAAATAAGAGGAGTACTCGCAGCGATACTAGCGACAAAAAAAGTAGAGACAGCCATACTAGGCGTAGGTAAGTACTGGTCGATGAACTGTACGTCTTCATAAACAGTAGTGCAATCACCGTTGCTTTCTCTAACATAATCTTTAATTCGCTCCAATCGCTTATCGTTAACAAAACTTCCTATTCTGGGAGCGTTGTCTGGAGGACAAGGTTTGTATTCATTTTCTTTTTTTTCTTCTTTTGGTATTTCAGTTTTAGGTGGTTCACTAGTTGGCATCTCACTTTCATTAGCAAGATTAGGCATCTCTTCTGTAATTGTTAATTGATCTGGTACATAGTCTAATGGATTAAAACTAGGGTATGGACAATTACTAACTACACCATTAGGATCTTCTATTAATAAATTTCTATTGCCTGTATTTTTTGTATCTCTGTGGTAGTAAGTGCAACCTATTACTTGTACATTTGAATGATTATAGTCAGGCACATAGGTATATGGGATGTGAACATCAGGTATATGTATCTCAGGTATTTCCAATTAAAATTTTATTTCTTGTTTAGGAAGTGGTATAGGCATTGATGGCCCTGTCATATCAGGTAATCCTTTATCTAATACATTAGGCAATAGCCCCTTTACTTCCCCAAGTACTTTAT